GCCAAAGCCTACCTGAGCAAGCACTACCCCTCCGCCCGCTTCAGTGGTGTGGTCAACTTCAGTCTGGACGACATCCACCGCATCTCCCGGGAGCAGGCCGAAGCCCGCCGCGCAGCCGAGGCCGAGCGCATCGCCAACACCGACTTCAGCCTGTTCCAAGGCGGCAAGTACGCCGGCCAGTCCGTCAACGACGTCATCGCCGAGGACAAGGGCTACTGCGAGTGGTTCTCTGGCAACGTCTGGTACAAGGACTCCGACAACGCCCGCACCGCCGCGATCATCAACGCCATCCTCGCCCCCGAGCGCGAAGCCCGTTTGCACGCGTCAGAAGCCACCTGCGCAGCCCTCAAAGCCGAAATCGGTGCAGAGCCCTTCCAGCAGTGGCTAGACGGTCGTAGTGGCAATTTCTGTTACAGCATCGCCCGGGAGATCAGCCTAGGCAAAGCCCCGACCGGGCGCGGCCTTGACATCGTGCTGGACATCCTCGCGAAGTGGGCCGGACGGTCCAACAGCAAAGCCTACAAGGCCCGCCTCTCAGCGTTGGAAGCAAAGTTCAACTAACCACCTTGCAGGGGTCCGACCCCCCTGCTACATCCAATACATTCATGCTCACATACATCAAACCTAGCTGGGACAAGGACGAAGCGTTCTTCATCGAAACGTGGTGGCTCACCACTAGCCGGATCTGGGTCACTCAGGTCAAGGACAGCAACCTCAACCAAATCGGGGAGGCAGAGATGTCCCCCAACAAGCCCTGCGCAGTCAACACGCACAAGCGCACCATTGCCTACCTCACCGAGGGCTACATTCCATTCATCGAAGAGAACTTCATCAAATGAGCGAACGCATCCTATCCACCAACGGCACCGTCCTGTCCCGGGACGGCTTCATCACCCACTCCGGCCTTGAGGTCGCAGCCTGTTACGAAGGCTTCAACCGCTACATCCGCGTCGGCACTGCGCTCTATTGGCGCGACGACCTCAAAGAGGACGCCGACCGCTTCACCTGCCTCAGCTCCGGCTCTGTCATCCTGCTATGAGCCTGCTCACCTACAAAGTCAGTGCCGACCACAAGCCGTTCTGGTCCGCCATCATCAAAGCCGAGTCCCATTACGAGGCCCTGCTCGCAGCCTCTAAACAATTCCACATCAACATCAACAACCTAGACGCACAGATATGGGCAAGTTCACTCAACTCTTAGACGTATTCAGCAATCACGATGGGCGCGAACTTACAGACAACGAACTGGAGTCCCTTGAAGCCGAGATCCTCAGCCTTAAACGCCAACGTGACACTGCCATCGGAATCTGCTCAACCCTTCTCCGGGGCATCCACCTCAACGCAACTCAACAGGCCGACGCAGCAGCCCTCCTGACCGCTGCACAGGCCGATTACAATGAACTCCTCCGCACCCTATGATAGACGAACTAGACTACGCACAACGCCTCATTAACCTCGAACGCGAGATCAACAAGCTGCACGCCCAGATCCGCGAACTGGAGTCAACCCTCGCACACGAACGCCAGATCCACATCAAGATCGCCGAGCACTCCGAAAAGCTACACAAGCAACTCAACGACAAATGAACGACACTCAAGCCGACGCACTCCTTGATTGGCTCAAGTCCATCCTAGACGACGAGCAAGACCTGCCACTCGCCGACGGTCTCGATGAAGCCTTCATCGGCGTAACCGAGGACGAGCCGCCCCGGGCCGTATACGACACCCAAAAGGTCATCAGCATCCTCATCCGCGACGGCATGACCTACGACGAAGCTCAAGAGTTCTACAGCTTCAACATCGCCGGCGCCCACATCGGCCCTCAAACGCCCATATTCATCAACCGCTACCCAGAAGCGTAGAAGCCCGCTAGGGCTCTCGTAAGACCAGCCAGTACGCTGCTAACAACGGCTACTGGCTGCTTTGCTTGTTAAGAAATAAGGGTACACAGACCTGTCGAGTTTAAAAAGCAAAATCGGTCAACAAAGTGAAGAAATTCGTTTTTTGACGCAATTTAGTGTTTTGCCCAATAGAAAGTGTAAAGAAATTGAACATGTATAAAAATTGTACACTCCATAAAGGTGTAGTGAAACTCGCCACCTCTCTTTTGCATCGCCACTTTTTATGCGCCTGAGCAACCGACTTCACGAACGATTCTGCTGGTTAGTTGCCGACGGAATGACCCCGAAAGACGCTTTCACAAAGCTCAGTCCGGGAGCGACTCACGCAGCGCAGCAGGGGCGCAATCTCATGCTCCGGACTGACGTGATGGAACGCATTGCGCAGATCCAGAATGAGGTCCAGTCCCGGGCCATTGCCTGCATCGACCTCAAGCGAGACCTGTTGCGCCAGATGATCGAAGGCACAGTGCCGACGAAGGTCATCAGGAAGGCCGACGGCAAGGTGGAAGCTGTATTCGACCGGTTGGCAGCCCTGACGGTGGACGCGAAGCTCGCAGGGGAGTTTGCCGAGGATCGCAAGCCGGCTGCTGACGACGGCATCAAGCTCACCTTCGAGGTCTACCATCGCAACAGCAAGCCGCCGAAGGACTACATCGACGCTGAGATCATCCCGCCGGAACCGATCCCGGTAGACCCATCCTCGGCGCCCGTATTGTCGCTGGATCAATATGCATCTGCGCCCCTAGATAAACCGGACCTTGAGGCCCTAAAAGCCCAACATCTCGATGCGTAAACCGTTGGAAATGAACGATCAATTTTATAACGCCATACAACACACGTCATATGGAGTTCTCTTTTTTAACATCCATTGATTTGCAGTCACTTACACATATATGAAGCATGAATCACCAAAGGATCTAGTGAACGAGCGGGCGGTTATCGACCTGCTCTGCAAGCGGTGGAAGTGCAACGCACTCAAGCTGCCGCTGAGATACGAGCTGGACTTCGCGCTGCTACGGGACGGAGTGCTCAAGTGCTTTGTCGAGGTCAAGTGCCGGAAGAGCGCACAGGCGGCCTATCCTACGGCTGTTGTGGGCTTCGAGAAGGTGTGTGCCGGGCTCACGCTCGCAGAGAAGGCAGGAGTGCCCTTCTACCTCATCTGCCGCTGGACCGACGTCATCGGCTACACCAGCACGTTCAAAGGCGACATCCGTCTCGGTGGCCGGTACGACCGGGGAGACGATCAGGATCCGGATCTGTGGATGCACATCCCTGTCACTCAGTTTGTAAACCTATGAACTATCTAGACTACTGCTTTGACCAATACCGAATCGGGAGCCAGTGGCAGGACAAGGGCACCGGTACGGTTTACACCATTGAAAGCCTGAATGTAGCCAACAGCCTGACTGTCATTGTCCACTTCGTCTCAGAGCACAGTGCCCGCTACTTGCCGGCTTCCAGCGTCTACGCGGAGATGAAACCACTATGAGCGACGAACTACTGGCAACACTCCCGCCGCCTCTGGCCCGGGCAATACAGGTCTGCACTGCCGCCCGGGAGCTGGCAGACAGTCACGAGGAACGCGGCATGATCCGGGCAGCCGGCTTCATTGCCCGGGCAGCACTGAAGCATTCCGGGCAGCTTGCCTTGTCGGATGCACTGGCAGAGCGGATCGTACGAGAGTACGTCACGCACCTGCTCGAGGCTGACCTGTTCGAGGCTGCTGCGATCCTGCTATGGGGCCCGGGAGCGTTTGACTGGCGCCCAGAGTCCTGCCGGCGTGTCTGGCAGGGGCTGATGGCTACCGACAAGCTGCTGGTGCAAGGCGCCGGCTCGATGGGTAAGTCGTACGGTGCAGCAGCGTGGTTCTATCTGGACTGGTTCAGGGATCCGGACTGGACCTGTATCAAGGTGGTCTCGCTGACGGCAGCGCACGCGACCCGGAACATCTTTGCCTCGATCAAGACCTTCCACCGCACCGCACTGGTAAAGCCGAAGGGGCTGGACGAGGATCTGGCAACGTCAATCCAGAGCACGACGGACAGCAAGCAGGGCATTCACCTAGTCGCCATCCCGAAGGGGGAGTCGGGACACGGCACACTTCGCGGCTTTCATCCCTCGCCCCGGTTCGGGCCGACGCACGCTCGGTGGGGCAAGGTGAGCCGGACGCACGTCATTCTGGACGAGGCCGAGGAGGTGCCGGACGGAGTCTGGGCCGGCGTGCAGAACATCCTGTCGGCGGCTGACTCAAGCGTCCCGGGGCGCATCAAGATCTTTGCTGCCAGCAACCCTCGAGACCGCACGAGCCAGTTCGGGCAACGGTGCGAGCCGAAGTTCGGCTGGGGCAGTGTGGAGATGGAGCTGGATAAGGACTGGACGTCCCGGGATAGCTGGCAGGTGATCCGGCTGGATGCGGCAGACTGCGAGAACGTAAAGCAGCAGCAGGTGGTGTTTGCGGGTTTGCAGACGTACGAGGGCTATATGGCCTACGTCAGCCGGGGGCGGACAGCAGAAGCCAGTACAATGGCCCGGGGCTGGTTCCCTGACGAGGGGATCTCGATGGGTATCATCTCGCCGGCAATGATGGACAACGCGATGGGGCTGGTGCGGTTTATCGGGCCGGTGGTGCCGCTGGCTTCGTTCGACCTTGCGTTGGAGGGCGTCGATCAGGTGCTCTGCTCGTACGGACGCTTCGGGCTATCGGACGGGTGGACGGACCGGGGCGGGAAGTTCCACGAATTCAAGTCGCCCCGGACGATGTTGCAGCTCGACAGTCAGATGCCGTTTCCGAAGGCGGCAACAATGGAGCAGGCGGCTGCTATCGTGCGGTTCTGCAAGCAGATGAAGATCGCCCCGGGCTGGCTAGTGGTGGACCGTACTGGGAACGGTGCTGGCATTCACGACGTGTTGTGTTCGACGTTCGGGTCCGAGGTGATGGGCTTGAACTATAGCTGGGCGGCTACGGACACGCCGGTGATGGGAGACGACAGCCAGAAGGCGAATGAGTTGTACAACGGACTCGTGACTGAATTGCTGTTTGCACTCTCGAAGTATCTGGAGTTCGAGTGGTTAAAGATCAGCCCCGGGTTCCGGAATGAGGAGCTGGTGAAGCAGGCGGTGAGCCGGCGGTATATGCAGAAGGGACAGGGGATGGTCCGGGTGGAGGCGAAGAAGGACTACATCAAACGGACTCGACTAGGATCACCGGATGCACTTGACAGCTTGTCAATGCTAGTGCATTTGCTACGGCAGCGGGGTGGGAATGTCGCGACAATGACGGAGCGCAAGCCTGAGACCTATGTGAAGCCGCTGGAGTCTATGGTGGACTCTGTCGGTGGCTATGTAGACTTCGCTGAATAGGATACATTTATGATTGAATTTGGAAGCAGGTGGATAAGTGGCGTCGGCTGCAAGTGCCGCGTGATTGAAGTGAGCGACCGGGACGTACGGATCCGCTGGGAGGGATCGTTTGATGACGTGTTGAACTACAACAGGGCAGACTTTTTGGATACGTTCCGGGAGTTCCCAGAGGAGGGCCCTGATTTGAGATCGCTACGGTTTGGATCGAGGTGGTGGAGTGAGCGTGCTGAGGGGACGGTGCGCGGAATGGTTGTGGGGAGTTTGGACGGGCTGGTAGCGGTGCAGGTGAATGATGGCGGGATGTCGTTTGACCCTGTGACTGACTTTGAAGGGTACGGAGATGACTTTGTGTGGAGTTTGGGGGCGCCTCCTATGGAGAAGGATCCCCGGGCTGAGATGGAAGCAAAGATGGCTGCGATACAGGCAGATTTGGATGAGTTGAAGCGTTTACTTGTTGGGAGATAATTTTATGAGAACAGCAGAACAAAGAGCAGAGCATGCGAAGGGGATGTGGAGTCGGATGACCCCTGAGCAGAAGGCGGAACGAGCCGCGAAGATCAGTGCAGCGTTGAAGGGCAAGTCCCGGCGCAAGAAGAGCGAGGTGCGCGGAGGCGGCACGCTGGCGGACATGACGTTCCGGGATTACATCGCGACGCGGATTTTGCAGATGTATGCGACCAATGCGGCGTCGGCTGGATGGGATGTGAAGGATTGCGCAAAGGATGCGTACCTGTGGGCGGATGCGTTGATTGCGGAAAGGAGCAGCAAATGAGCGAACTGGACCGGATGCGGGATGCGAAGCTGAAGCGGCTGAAGGATCGGCTGAACCGGGCTTTCATCCTGCTGGACGAGTACGAGTCCGACTGCAATTGCGGCGGACGGTCTA